GACCATCAGAACGACCAATTATTTGATTTAATAAAAACCCTTACCTTAATGATATTTAGTTATTATTTTGGTACTAAAAAAGAAAAAGATGCAGTTAAGTAAACACTTATCTCTTGCTGAAATTATGCGAAGCGAAACAGCAAAAAGAAATGGTATTAGTAATATGCCAACTGAAGAACACTTAAATAACTTTAAGTTACTTGCAGAAAAAGTATTTGAACCAATTAGAGAGCACTTTAAAGCTCCTATTCACATATCGTCAGGGTACAGAAGTAAGGCTTTAAATACGGCTATAAAAGGAAGTCTATCAAGTCAGCATTGTTCAGGAGAAGCTATTGATATTGATATGGACGGAACTTCTATTACTAATGCACAAATATTTAACTATATAAAAGATAATCTAATCTTTGACCAACTTATTTGGGAGTTTGGAACCGATAAGAATCCTGATTGGGTTCACGTTTCTTACGAATCAACAGGTAAGCAAAGAAAGCAAATACTTAAAGCATTAAAGGTTAATGGAAAAACAAGCTATGCTCCATATAAGTAATTTCATAAAGCAACAATGGTTAGGTAGTTTTTTGATTGTATTATTTATTTTGTTTTTACTGTATGGAATAAATGAAAATAATGAATTAAAAAATGAAAAGCAAAAACTTGAAAAAGATATTCAATTATTAGAGCAGAAAGAACTATTACATTGGTATAAACTTGACAGTTTAAAAATTAATGAAAGTACTATAATCAAAAAAGAAAAAATATTAATACAAATACAACGTGATACAATTAAGGTTATTGATACTATGTCTGTTAGTGAGCTTCAAAAGTATTTCACAGACCGATACAATCAAAAAGATAGTATTGAATGAAAAAGTAGGCAGAGAAGTTGTCAAAGACCTCGTAAAAGGAGATATATGCGAAAAGCGATTGTTTCTTAAAGACGAAGAAATTAAGAACTTACAAGGGCAAAATAATGAGCTTATTAGTATTATCAAAATAAAAGATAGTATCTCAGGGAAGAAAGACCAAATAATTAAAATCCAAGACAAAGCTCTTGGTTGGTGGAAAAAACCCGAAATTCACGGATATTTAGGAGTTCAAACTGTAAGTGCTACATTAGTTAATCCATACTTATATGGAACTTTGTTATTAGAGTTTCCTAAATTTAATATTGGAGGACAATATATTTTACAACCAAATAATCCATCAGGATATGGATTTATTCTTGAATATAATATTTTCTAAAATAAATAATAAATAAAATTCATATATTTGTAACATAACAATTAAATATAATCAAAATGGAAAACAAGAACAAATTTACACAGGATGCAATTCAAACAGTAACTCAAGAAGAGCTTGCTAAGATTAATGAATTAAACTCAGAGTTCAATAAAGCTAAGATGGCTATTGGAGATGTTGAGTTACAGAAGAATCAAATTTTGCGTCACATTGAATTATTGAAAACAGAATTTTCTGCACAGGAAAAAGAATTAATTGAAAAGTATGGTGCTGATGCTGTTATCAATATCCAAACAGGAGAGATAACAAGAAAACAAGAGTAATATGACACCGGGAAAATTTATCGGAACATTGTTCCAATCAAGAGATGCAATGCACATCGCACACCTTCAAACAACATCGTTTGCAGAACACAAAGCATTAAATGCTTATTATGATGGAATACTTGACTTAACAGACAAGTTTACTGAAGCATATTTTGGTAGAAACAAAAGAGTTGAGATTGTAATTCCCGAGTCTAAAAATACAGATGCTGTATCTCATTTAAAAGAATTGCGTTCAACTATTGATTCAGAAAGAGATAATTATCCATCAGAATTGCAAAATATTATGGATGAAATGCTTTCTTTAATAGACAAGATTTTATATTTATTAACTTTAAATTAATAGATTGTGGCTAAAATAAGTACATATCCTCAACCAAACCCACCTTCTCTAAGTGATTTTCTTATAGGTACAGATACAAGTGATGCTGATAATACTAAAAACTTTGAGGTAGCGGATATACTTGCTTTATTAGGAAGTACATTTCAAACATTTGCTAATAACTCTGCTGCAATATCGGGAGGGTTAGCTGTTGGAACATTATATAAAACAGCAACAGGAGAAGTTAGGATTGTTGTTTAATAAAAAAATAATATAATGTCAAAAATATCTACCTATAGTTTGGCGGATACGCCATTGCAATTAAGCGATAGGTTGATAGGAACGGAAGCACCGAGACCTCAACCAACAGCTACTCCACTTGCTACGAAGAACTTTTCGTTAGGAGAGTTATTGCAATTATTCTCACAATATTTCCCTGCTGATACATTACAAGCCGTGTTGGATGCGGGGAATATTGCTACTCAGGATATGTTTATTACAGGTACAATTGATGTTACATTAATTAAACCTACTAATATTGAGGATATACTTGGAAGTCAAGGTACTAATTTTCAATTTTTAAGTAAAGCTACAACGGGTATTAATTGGGTAAATTTACCTGTAGATAATCTTCAAGCTGTACTTAATGCGGGTAATACTGCAACTCAAAATATAAACCTTACGGGTAATATTACTTCGACAAGAATTATACCGGGGAATATTCAAGACTATACTACAAGTATTGGAACAACAGGTCAAGTATTAACAAAGTCCACATCAGGTATTGTATGGTCTAATATTCCTACATCTTTAACTCCGGGACTTAATGATGTGTTGTCAGTAGGTAACATAGGTACAGGGAAAGATATAACACTGACCTTAGAAGGAGACGGAATAACTAATTATGGAGGTGTATTATCAACATTTGACAATACCGTTGGTAATATTGGTTCAGCTGCTCAAGTACAACCGTATGCAGTTATAATTTCAGACAATATTGGTCAATTACAATTATCAAAAAGTTCTATATCTCAAGGAGACGGAATGTTCTCAACAAGTTTAATTTGGGATACATTATTATCCAACGAAGTCATAACCATACCAAACGCAACAGGAACAATAGCTTTAACTTCTGATTTAACAGGTTTTGTGACATCAGTTAGTGCAACAAGTCCTATTACATCAACAGGGGGAACAACTCCGGTTATTTCCACATCGATGTCCACAAATAAGCTTATTGGTAGAAGTACTGCGGGTACAGGTGTAATGGAAGAAATAACTATTGGTACAGGATTAACTTTATCAGGAGGAATATTAAATGGAAGTTCATCAGGAGTTACTTCAGTAGGATTAACTATGCCTTCCGCATTTACTGTAACAAATAGTCCTATAACTTCAAGTGGTACAATAGCAGTTACAGGCGCAGGATTAGTTTCACAATATGTTAGAGGAGATGGAACATTAGCCAATTTTCCAAATTCAACAGGAGGTGGCGCATCGGTTAATTATTACCTTAATGGTAGTGTTTCTCAAGGCACATTTGGAGGGGCTACTTATTATCAAATGAGTAAAACACCAATACTTGGAGCAGGTACTAATTTTATAAGAACAAATGGTGCGGGTAATGGATATATTGCATCGTTTATAACTGATGCGGGAGATCCTTCATTTTTGAATATACCAGGTGGAAATTGGAATTTAGAATTTTATTTTCAATCAAGTGCAACAGGTGGAAGTCCACAATTTTATGGTGAAATCTACAAAGTTAGTACTACAAATGTTTTTACACTTGTTGCAAGTGGAGTGTCAAATCCTGAAGGTATTACAAATGGCACAACTGTTGACCAATACTTTACTTCAATTCCTGTACCTCAAACTTCATTACTTATTACTGATAGATTAGCAATTCGTATTTATGTAATTACAAGTGGAAGAACTATAACTTTGCATACAGAGAATGGAAATCTTTGTGAAGTGCTTACAACATTTACAACAGGATTAACTGCATTAAATGGATTAACTTCTCAAGTACAAAATTTAACAGTAGGAACAAGTGGAACTGATTTTGCAATTTCATCAGTAACTGATACACATACATTTAATTTACCGACAGCTTCGGCAACTAATAGAGGAGCTTTAAGTACAACCGATTGGAGTGCGTTTAACGGAAAATTTAATTTACCAAGTTTAACAAGTGGCTCAGTTTTATTTTCAAATGGAACAACAATTGCTCAAGATAATGCTAACTTCTTTTGGGATGATACTAATAATAGATTAGGTATTGGAACAAATGCTCCAGCTAATACTTTGCATATACCGTCATTTAATACTACAAATAGTCAAGCAAGAATAGGTAGTTTAGAAATGCAAAGCTATTCATTAAATAATTCTTGGATTGCTGATAATATGTTTTTTAACGGAACTGGTTTTCAACATAGAAATACTGGTAAAGCAGTTTTATTTTATTTTTTTGGTGGAGAGGGACAATTTAGGTCTTTTGCGAGTGCTGCTGCTGGAACTGTAAGAACTGCAGTTAATAATGCTAAATTAAAATTTGACGAACTTGGTAATTTTGGAATTGGTGCTAATATTGCAGAAACACCTGGCACTTTTACTGGTTCATTTTTACGAGTATTTTCAACTGGTAATGTAACTATTAATCAAGCAGCAACAGATGCTGGCTTCAGATTAGATGTAAACGGCACAACAAGATTAAACGGAAACACATCAATAGGTGGTGCTGCTGCGGGTGCAAGACTTGATGTAAGAGCACAAGGCGCATTATCAACCGATATAGCTTTTAGGGTTCGTAATAGCGCTGACACAACTGATTTGTTTCAAGTTCAAGGAAACGGAGCTATTGTAATGTCATCGGGGGCAAGTTTTTATACACTAGGAAATAATCTTAATTTTAGGTCAAATCTTGCGGGAGGAGGAGGCTTTGTTTTAGATGCACAATCATTTAATACTTTAAATAGTACAAATAACGAACAAGGTTTCGGATTTTTCTCAGGAACTTTTGCTCCAACAAGTGGAACGGGAACGCTTAATGGTTTAAAAATCACTCCAACAATCAACCAAACGGGTGGCGCAAATGGTATAACAAGAGGATTATTTATTAATCCAACTTTGACCGCTGCTGCTAATTTTAGAGCAATTGAGACAACGGTTGGAAATGTAATATTAGGTAGCACAAGCGGAAATGTAGGTATTGGAACATCAACTCCTTCTATAAAGCTTCAAGTTGAAACAAGTGTTAACGGGTCTGACGGTATTTGGGCAAGAAACGCAAACACAGGCACTTCAGCTTATGGATATGTTGTAGCTGCTTCTGGAGTTGGTACAGTAGGTGTAAGAGCGCATTCAGCCGCACACGGAGCGTGGCCAAATACTTCAATGTTACATTCCGCTACCGGATTTACAGGTGGTTTATCAATCTATCAAGACGGTGCAAATCCAATTGCATTTTGGACAAATGCTACTGAAAGAATGCGTATTACCTCAGCAGGTAACGTAGGTATTGGAACGACAACTCCAGGGGCATCTGCTAAAGTGCAAATTGATTCAACTACTCAAGGTTTCCTTCCTCCAAGAATGACAAACGCACAAAGAATTGCAATAGCAACTCCCGCTGTTGGTTTATGCGTATATTGCACGGACGTTGTTGAGGGATTATATATAAACAAATCCACAGGTTGGACATACATAGGTTAATAATTAATAAATAAATAAAAATGGGATTATTAGTAAGTGCTACGGCAGACAAAAAGATTTTAATTAAGGGTACAGAAATTGAGTTGCCAAGTGTTTATGCAAGACTTGAATATTCAGCAAGAGCAAATGGTGTAACCTTAGAGGTTGCATCGGCTACATACGATTCATTAGCAACATACGAAGCAGGTGGGAGCACATTATCTACAGACGTTCCGCAATCAAATATAGTTGTTGAATTAGTAGAAGGACAAATGCAGGATTTATCAAGTGCAGAGTTTTATGCTAAAGCAAATTACGAAGAACTTGGATATGCAGTAGAGGTATTGTAATAAAAAATAAAATCAAATCAAATGGATATTAGAAAAATATCAATCGGACCTGACTATAAAAGTGGTGCTATGCACTACATAGTTGGTCAAAAAATATTAGGAGATTCTAATGAAATTCATCTAATTAAATACGATACGAAAAAACAATCTGTAAAAATTTACATTATTAATCAAAAAAATGAGGTAGTTTTGTGGAAAGAGTTTACCTTTACGGTTCCAATTTCAATCGAATTTAATATAGATTTTTAATGAAATCACCTTTTTATTTTATAGCTAAGCCTAAAAATGGAAAAAGATACGACAACACAAAAGACATAGCGGGAATTGAATTTATAATTAGTTCTTCAGAAGAAGACCATAAATTCTCAAATAGATATGCTGAGGTTGTAGAAGTACCATTAGGTTATACCGGTCCTATAGAGATAGGAGATACACTTCTTGTGCACCATAATGCTTTTAAGTATTATAACGATATGAGAGGTCGTCAAAAAAGTGGTAAGAGTTTTTTTAAAGATGACCTATTCTTTATTGAAACCGACCAATTCTTTATGTATAAGAAGAAAGACAAATGGTTTGCATACGATAAGTATTGTTTTGTAAAACCAATTCCTGCAATTGAATCCTACATCAAAAAGCCTTTCAAAGAAGAACCATTAATGGGAGTAATGATTTATCCAAATGATTACTTATTAAGTCAAGGTATTGATTCGGGAGATACTATATGTTTTAAACCGGATAGTGAATACGAGTTTACTATTGAAGGAGAGAAGATGTATAGAATGTATGACCATCAAATAACTATGAAGCTATGATAAATGTTGTAGATGATTTTTTAGAAGAAAACATTTATGAATCAGTTTATCAGCATTTATCTGATAATGAATTTGTAAAAGTAGAAGTAGGAGATAAACCTTTTTGGGTGCAATATACCAATGAAGAGTTTGATAATTTAATTCTTGACAAGCTAAGTAAGATAGATGGAGTAAAAAGAGAATGCTTATTAGGATTCTTTAGAGTTGCTACAGAAGAATTAGATACTGATTGGAGAATACACGCAGACTCAAAAGTAGGCGATATTAGACCTGAAAGAGCACTCGTGCTATATATATCTCCATCAACAAAAGAAGGTCTTCACGGGACCGCTTTTTGGAAGCATAAAGATGTAGGTTATAAAATGCCTGAAGACACTTCTGATGAAGAAGCAAATAGATTTCTGTTAGAGGAAGCAAACAATTTAGATAATTGGGAATTACATTCTGTAGTAGGTTATAGACCTAACAGAGCAGTTATGTATCCTTCAGTTTATTTTCATAGTAAGTATCCTAATACAGGATGGAAAGAAGGTAGAATGGTTTATGTAATGTTTTATAGATAGAGTATGAGTACAAAAGATATAAAGTTAAAAATTATAGCAGCAGGACATAAAGCTGTAGAGGAACTAATTAAAGTTGCTGAAGACTCTATATTGGACCCAAATAGTGAAGGAGATGATTTAGCTGCCGATAAACTAAAGAATGCAGCAGCAACAAAGAAATTAGCTATATTCGATGCATTTGAAATTCTAAATAGAATTGAAGCTGAAAAGGAAAGCATCGAGTTATCTGAAAAAGGTGGAAGTCGAACTGATACAAGACAAGGTTTTGCAGAAAGAAGGTCAAGATAAATTATACACTGTAGTCAATGACTATATTGCTAAAGGAGTTATTTCTAATAAAAATAGAAATAGGTCTTGGGCGTATGGTTATAATGACCAATACGATGTTGTAGTAATATCAAAGACAGGACAGATTGGAGACATTATTAATGTATCAGGTCTTCATATCGCTATACCACCTGCTCCTGAAAAATGCTTTCAAACAAGTACAAGTAAAGCTGAGCAATATTGGGAAAGACAACCTATACCTAAATCTTTAGAAAAAATACAATCTATATTTCAATGGAATGAAATGCCTTCTGAATTTAAAAACAGATGGGTTGATTACATTGAGCAAGAGTTTGATTATAGAGACCAAGGATATTGGTTTATGAATAATGGGGTTAAAACCTATATAACCGGCTCTCATTATATGTACTTGCAATGGTCAAGTATTGACGTTGGTTATCCTGACTTCCGTGAGGCCAATAGAATCTATTGGTTGTTTTGGGAAGCTTGTAAAGCAGATGAGCGTAGCTTTGGTATGATATACCTTAAGATTAGACGTTCAGGATTCTCGTTTATGTCTTCATCTGAAGCTGTAAATATAGGAACCCTTGCAAAAGATTCAAGGATTGGTATCTTATCTAAAACAGGAGCCGATGCTAAAAAGATGTTTACAGATAAGGTCGTGCCTATAAATAGTAGACTTCCTTTCTTCTTTAAACCAATTATGGATGGTATGGATAAACCTAAAACTGAATTAGCGTTTAGGGTTCCTGCATCTAAGATTACAAAAAAGAATATGTATGAATCTGATGTTGAAATAATTGAAGGATTAGATACATCAATAGATTGGAAGAATACAGAAGACAACTCTTATGATGGGGAAAAACTTCTATTCTTAGCTCACGATGAGTGTTATGCTCCCGAAACATTAATATTAATGTCGGATTGGACTTTTAAAAAAATAAAAGACATAAAACAAGGAGACGAGGTATTTATAGAAGGAGGCATCAAAAAAACAGTAGTAGCTAAAACAGAAGGAAATACTGATACTTATTTAATAAAACAACCATACGGAGAAGATTATGTGGTTACAGAAAATCATAGATTGGTTTTAAATGAGTATAATAAAGGAGAGATAGTATTGACGGCTAAAGAGTATTTTAATAGCTCTAAATATAGGAAACAACATATAACAAGAGTCGTGTCTAAAGGGATAGAATCTGAAGATGTATTTCAAGGTATACCTCCATACTTACTTGGACTATGGCTTGGCGATGGTAGAAAAAAAGCTTTCACTATACTTGTTAATAAGGAAGAAGAGCCTGAGTTATTGCATTATTTAGGTATGATTGCTCAAATGAAAAACATACCTTTTGAGCTTAAAAAATCAGACTGTCCTAAAATTGTTGAATTTGCTTTTAAAGGAATAAACCAATCTCTAAGAGATATAGGTGTTTATAATAACAAACACGTTCCTGAGCAATATATGAAATCTTCTATAGAAACAAGATTACAATTATTAGCCGGACTTATAGATTCCGATGGTTACTCTAATAAAAAGAAAAACATCATAGAGTTTGGAATGAGTAAAAAACATATAATTGAATCTATTAGGTTTATTGCTTTATCTTGTGGATTATCTTGCTCTAATGTGAAGCATCGTAAAAGTAACTATAATACTGATACATATAAAGTTTCAATTTCAGGAAACCTTTCAATGATACCTATTATTACGAAGAAGAAATCATTTGATGGGTATGTTCCAAAAACAAGAGGAAGAAGAAATAAAGTTAGTATTGAATATATTGGAAAAGGAGATTATGTAGGTATACAAGTAAATGGAAACAATGATAATGAAAGGAAGTTAATACTATCTGACTTTACTTTAAGTTTAAATAGTGGCAAATGGACTAAGCCAAATAATATCAAAGAGAATTGGCGAGTAACTAAAACTTGTCTTCGATTAGGTTCTAAAATTATTGGTAAGTGTATGATGGGTTCAACATCAAATGCTTTATCAAAAGGAGGTCAGAACTATAAAGATATGTATGAGGATTCTAATGTATTAGTTAGAAATGCCAACGGCCAAACTAAATCAGGATTATACTCTTTATTTATTCCTATGGAATGGAATATGGAGGGATTCATAGATAAATATGGTATGCCTATTTTCTATAAGCCTGTTGAGCCTATAAAGGGTGTAGACGGAGGTATGATTAAGAATGGTGCTGTCGATTATTGGGAAGCAGAGGTTGACTCTTTGAAGAATGATGCTGATGCGTTAAATGAGTTCTATCGTCAGTTTCCAAGAACAGAGTCTCACGCATTTAGAGATGAAAGTAAGCAGTCTTTGTTTAACCTTACAAAGATATACCAACAAATAGATTACAATGACTCTCTTATAAAAGAGCATTATATTACAAGAGGTTCTTTTCATTGGCAGGATGGGATTAAAGACACTAAAGTTATTTTTACTCCCGATAACAAAGGAAGGTTCTTAGTTAGTTGGACTCCTGCAAAACACTTGCAGAATAATGTACATACACGAAATGGGGTTAAACATCCGGGAAATGAACACATAGGTTCTTTTGGGTGTGACTCTTATGATATATCAGCAGTAGTTGGTGGTAGAGGGTCTAATGGTTCACTTCACGGACTTACTAAGTTTAATATGGATGATGCACCTTCCAATGAGTTTTTCTTAGAATACATAGCAAGACCTCAGACAGCTGAGATATTTTTCGAAGAAGTTCTTATGGCTTGTGTATTCTATGGTATGCCTATTTTAATTGAGAACAACAAACCTCGATTACTATACCATTTTAAAAATAGAGGTTATAGACAATACTGTCTAAACAGACCTGATAAACAATATAATAAGTTAACAAAAACAGAACGAGAACTTGGAGGAATACCTAACTCATCTGAAGATGTTAAACAATCTCACGCTTCTGCGATTGAATCTTACATAGAGAAGCATATAGGTTTTGATATGGCAGGGAATTATAGAGACCCTGACCAAATAGGCAATATGCCTTTTACGAGAACATTAGAGGATTGGGCTAAGTTTGATATAAACGATAGAACAAAATTTGATGCCTCTATTAGTTCAGGATTAGCTATTATGGCTAACCAAAAGCATTTATATATGCCGGAGAAAAAAGATTCAAAAATTATTATTAACTTCGCAAGGTATTCTAATGATGGTTCAACAAGTCAATTAATTAAATGAAAAATATAACAATAGATATTACATCGTCAGTATTTCCAAGTCAGTTAGCTACTGATGCGGAAAAAGCGTCTCCTCAATTTGGTTTACAAGTTGGTCAAGCTATTCAGTACGAATGGTTCAGAAAAGACGGAAATAATTGTAGATATTATAGCCAATGGAGGGAGTTTAACAGGTTAAGGCTCTATGCGAGAGGAGAACAGCCTGTTGCTAAATACAAAAATGAATTAGCTATTGATGGAGATTTATCCTATCTAAATTTAGATTGGACTCCTGTTCCAATCATTCCTAAATTTGTTGATATTGTTGTAAACGGTATGTCAGATAGATTGTTTAAAGTTAAGGCATACGCACAAGATGCAATGTCTCAAGCTAAGAGAAGCAAGTATCAAGAAATGATGGAGTCTCAAGTAGCAGGTAAACAAATCTTATCTCAAATAAAAGAGCTTTCAGGTGTTGACCCTTTTATTATGGATCCTGAAAAACTTCCTAATAGTGATGAAGAATTATCATTATATATGCAGCTTAACTATAAGCCTGCTATTGAGATAGCTGAGGAAGAAGCTATTAATACAATGTTTGAAGAAAACCATTATGACAATATTAGAAAAAGAATTGATTATGACGCTACTGTAATCGGTATCGGAATAGCTAAACACGAATTTCTTCAAGGTTCAGGTGTACAGATTTCTTATGTTGACCCTGCTAATGTTGTTTACTCTTATACAGAGGACCCATACTTTAGAGATTGTTTCTATTGGGGAGAAATTAAAACGCTTCCTATTACAGAGTTAATGAAGATAGACCCTACTTTAACAAAAGAAGACCTTCAAGAAATTACACAATATAGCCAACAATGGTACGATTATTATAATGTTGCTCAATTTTATGAGAATAGTGTATTCTCAAGAGATACAGCTACATTAATGTATTTCAATTATAAGACTACGAAGAAAATTGTTTACAAGAAAAAAATTCTTGATAACGGAGCTACTCGTATGATTGAGAAAGATGATACTTTCAATCCTCCTACAGAAATGATGGAAGAAGGTAACTTCGAAAAGATTGAAAAAACAATT